AGTTCTGTCTTTACTGCTGATGTTAGACTTCGTGTCATATTGTTCGTAACTTGTTCGTTTTACCTTTATTGTATCTATTAATTTATATTTAGCATTTTTACTTGGTTCTTTAAATTTTCCTAAATCATTTGTATCAATGTTAATATGTTCGCTATCTATTATTTCTTCAGCTAACATATCAACATTAATCCAATACTTTACCAAGTATTTCATGCTCTATCTTCTTTTTTTTTTCTTATTGCCTTTTTTCTTCTTCTTATTCTTTTTTTTCTTCTTTTTTTTCTTTGGCATATATGCTCCTCCTATTATAAAATTATAAAGCTTCTTCAACATCAAATTCATATTTATATAAAGTGTTTCCATCTTTGTCTGATCCAACTGCACCAAACTCTTGAATATCAGAAGTTAAATAAACTGTAAAAGCAACATCATCATAAGTAACTGCTGAATTATTTACTATGTCAGCAACTAAAGGCGGTTCAATCGTAACTGTTGCTGCATTGCTTGATGAAGTAACATCACTTACTACCATATAAATTTTAGTATGACTTGCAAACTTTATAAAATCTCCAGCTTTAAATCTTCCAGCTCCATCTCCACCAAATCCATCCATCGCAATCGTTGTATCTCCAGCCGATTGATTACCATTAACTAAAACACTTCCTGTTTCACTTCCTCTAGCATCTTCTATTTCTGGAGGAACAATCGTAAAAGTTTCTTTACCACTTCTTTGCTTAACAATAAAAGCCATTAACTCTCCATAAACACTTGATCTAGTTCCTGTAATAATAGAAACTGTAAATCCCCATCGTTGTCCATCAATTTGTCTTGCTAATCTTTTTCCACTATCTGATTTTGAGATAATAGTATTTTGTATAGACTTGATGCCTAATGTTTCAAATTTAGCACTAGATATTGGAAATGCACCACTCATTAGATTAAGTTTTTAGCTCCTCTCTCATTTACAGCATCGTTTATAATATTAGATATAACTCCTCTATTTTGTACCAATGCTTCTTGGAATCCTCTTGTATCAATAGCATTAATTGTAAAATTTACATTAACAGGACTACCACCAGCTCCTCTTGCATTTTGTGTAATTTGTCCTGTTTGGTTTGGAATAAACATTTCTGGCCCTCTTTCTCCTACAATAGTGGGTTGTCCTTTTCTTACCGAACCTCCATGTTGGAAAGGTAAAAATTTTGAAAAAGCAAAATTTAATAAACTTCCTCCAATACTTGATCTTCTTTTTTTATCTTCAAATTCCCATTGCTTTTGTTTTTCTCTTGTAATTAATTTTTCAAGAGCAAGTTCAACAACTTTTCTAGCAATAATTTCAATAATTTTACTTAACATTCTAACTAATAATTCTTGTGCCATTTTTTTAAATGTATCAGATAATTTTTCTCCAAGTATTATAGACCTTGCTATACTATCGGACATTTTCTTAATTCCAGTATTAATACCCTCTGCAATAGTCTTATTAATATTTTTCCATTGCTCTTCTATTTTAGCAATAGCACCTTTATTTAATTCTTCAAATTGTTCTCTAATTGTTTTGATTGGTTCTATTTGTTTTTCAACTTCTTTTGTTATTCCCTGTTGTGATTTAAGAATAGATTGAACTTTAGCATCTTCAAAATCGTAATTAGCTCTATGTTTAGTAAAATTTTTGTTTATCTTTTCTTCAATATCATCAAGTGCTTTTCCTAAAGCTAAAAAGGTTGTAACAGAAGCAGTTACAGAAGCGGCAACCATCGCTAGTCCTACTCCTGATAATGAAACTAAAGCTCTCATTGAAGCTACAATAGGGATTAATGCTCTACCCCATCTAATAAGCATTGAAGCTATTTTTAAAGATATAATTACTTTCAAAGCAATACCTAATTCTTTAGAATGATCTGCTAAAAATTTAAACCCATCTACTACTCTTTCAACTGCAACTGCCATAACTGTTCCAATGGTAATTGCTATCTTGTCCATCGTTTCTGAATTTTTTTCTAATGATTTATTAAGATCGCCAAATTGTGCTTTTAATTGACTAAAAAAACCAGCATCTAATAAAGTTCTTTTAAAGTTAAAAACTTTATCGCCTATCATTGAGAGAGTACCACTAAATGTTTTGGCTAGTTCATCAGTAGCTCCATCGAATCTTCCACCCTCTCCAAAGACTCTTTCAAAAGCTGCTACTGTTTCTTCTACTGATACTGTTGCACCAGCTTTAAAACCTAGCATATCTTTAACACCTTTATCTCTAAATAAATCGGCTGCTGATATACCAGCACTTAATGATCTTTGAATTTGTTCGGCTGTTGTTTTAAAATCTAGTCCTGTAACTGCTGCTACATTACCAGTTATCTTCATAAGGTTAGCAAGTTCATCAGCATCATCACTAACAACTGCTAATACTCCTGAACCTCGTTGTATTTCTTCTAGGGAGAAAGGAACTTTAGATGCAAACTTCGCCATTTCATCAAAAGCTTTTGCACCCTCTTGTGCTGAACCAAATAAGAATTTTAATTGAACTTGTAGGTTTTCAATTTGCTTTCCTGTATTAACAATATTTCTAATAACAAGACCAGCACCTAAACCGATAAAGGCATTTCTTAAATTAAAAACAGAATTTTTTAATCTTGCCAAGCTTCCTTGCAAACCTTGTAGGGCTTGTTTCGACCTATCTTTTGCTACTATATCTATTTTTAATTTCTGTGCCATTTAATACCTTTTATGTTGTGCCATCCTCTCTTGACTTTTATACTCATCTTGCTCTTTTTTCAAGTAAGCTAACCATAAATTATAATGGCTTACAGGCATTTCTAAAACTTGTTGGATTGTAATGTGAAGTCTGTCGGCTACAACTAGAAGCGACCTTGTAGCTGGGTCGCTATTTACTTTTTTTCGGCATCCTCGTAATTGGTATCGGCAAGGATTTTATTAGCTATTGTTGCAATAACATTTGAATCAGCTTTTTTTCTTAAAGAAAATTTATCTTCAGGTTCAAAAGCTTTTTTCATTTCGCCTTTGTCATTTTTAACCCTCAACTTCATTATAAGTAGATCAACAAGAACTGTTAAATCTTGAAAGTTATTTGATTTTTTAAAAATAACATTTTTTTCTTCAAGAGTTAAAGGTTCTGAATAAAAGACAGACGCATTTCCATGCTCATCTTTCCACTCCTCAACTTCAATCGTAATAGTTTTGAGAGTTTCAAAATGAGTTTTAACTCTGTCAATAACTGACATAAATTAATATTAAGCAGTGCCTCGAGTTAATGTTCCTGTGCCTTGAAAAGTAACTGATCTTGTAGTTATTGCATCTAATCCAACATTAACACTCATACCAGTAATAATTCCAGAACCTGAAAAAATTTCATCTCCTGAACCATCACCCTCAGGGCCTAATACAAAAGAAATAGAAGTTCCAGCAGTTAATGTTTGTTGTGGAGAATCAGTTTCATCATAACTCATTTCTAAAGTTCCTGAAAATGATGTTCTTCCAGCTACAAATGATTTAGTTGCATCAGATAATTGAGTATCTTCTACAACATCAGCAGTTGTTTCAAGTGTGTAACCAGTTAGTTCGCCTATACCAGTTCCACCAGCTTTAACTACTCCTTCTTTTCCAAAGTGTGTTGCCATTTTTTATTTTCCTTTTTTGGTTTAACTTGTTTATCTTCTTCTCTCTTATAACCAAGTGCTATAAAATTTTCAAGTTGAGTTTCGTTAATTATAACTTCATGCCCATCTTTATGTAATTTAATATCTTTAGCCATAATAAATCCTTTTAATCCTTTTCTTCTTCCTCGTCAATATCTTCGTTAATATCTTCGTCAAGCTCTTCTTCTTCAAAATCCTCTTCTTCCTCAATATCTGTTTGTTCTTCTCTAACATCTTCTACCAAATCTTTAACCTCTTCGCAAAGTAAAGATTCTTTGTCGTGTAGCTTTTCAACTTGATTAACTTTTTTAAGTATTTTATCTAATATTTTATCTACTTTACTCATTATTCTCCTTATGGTGTTCCAGATTGATATTCATACATACATCTAACAACCATTCTAATACCGCCTACAGGAAACAATGTACCCTCGTCTGTTTCCACTTGTATAACTTCGGTATCAAGTGCGTTAGAATCTCTAGTTATATCACTTTCAAGGGCAGTTTCAATCGCTGTGATTAAAGCATTTCTCAATGTATCTATATTGGTATTTGCACCTTTAACAAAACCTAGTATTACAAAGTCAATAGTACCAGTTCTAGTTTTAGCACCACTTCCTAATTCTTGATC